AGCCTTGAATTCTTTTACATCTTCTGGATCTAATAAATTATTTAAGCTTGGTGCTTCTTTTTCAATTAGTGCATGTATGTTTCTTTTTTCTGTCATAATAATCCTTTCGATACTTTCTAATATAACTATTATTAACTAGTTGTCAATGTTGAAGCAGTAGCTGTTTGTGCTTCAGCTGTAAATTCTTCCGTTGCATTAGTTGCTGTACCAGTTGTTCCAGCACAAAAAACACCATCGGTTTGAGTTCCAAACCCTGATCCTTGTTGTCTTGCTGTTGAAATATTAGGTTGTGTAAACCAAGAAGTCCCATTATATCCTAAAGTCAGATTTGTTATGGCAGTCGTCGAAGCTAAATAACCCCCACCTGCAAGTTGATCGTAACCTGATGGGTTTGAACACATTTGACTTTGACCAGGTATTAAATAACTCCCTCCTGCAGTCCATGAAGATCCATTCCACTCTACGCTTGTACTCTCGTAACCTGATGGATTTGAACCTGTTGCCATTACAGCGTTTGTTTGTGACCCTCCACCAACATGACCTGATCCTCTTGCTGATGGCATGTCTGTGATATTTGAAAAACTTGAACCATTATATGTAAAAGATTTTGCTACGGCATTGTTTGAAGAGTCATTTCCTCCAGCTAATAAAGCTGCAGTTTGTGTTCCTGCTCTTGCAGCCATTTTAACTGATGCAGGAGCATTACCAATATCCGTCCAACTTGAACCATCATATTCTATTCCTTCTGCAACTACAGGGTCTCCACCACCTACTGCTAATCCAGCTGTTTGTGTTCCAGCAACAGTTATGTAATATAACGCGACAGGTAGATTACCACCGTTTGCCCACGCAGAACCATCATATTCTTCAGTTGCGTTTGAATTAGTAGTTGTATAACCACCTGCAACCATACCTGCTGTTGATGTACCAGCACCACCTGCCATTGCTCTTCTAGCAGTGTTCATGTTACCACCACCTGAAAATGCTCCTGCAGTAATTGTGTTAATTGAATTATTATACTCTTCAACATCAGATCCTGATGTTCCTGGAGCTGTTCTAATTCCAGTTAAATATACTCCTGCAGAATTACTTCCACTAGTATATCCACCTGATGCAGAATTATTTAAAGATGGCACGGCTGAAAAACTGCTTCCATCGTATTCAAGACATGTTGTAACGATAGTTGGAGGACTAGTTCCTCCTCCTGCAAAAACAGCTGTTGTATTAGTATCACCAAAACCTTGAGTTCCTCCAGTTGATATCGGATAATTTGTTACTGAAGTCCAATTTGTTCCGTCATATTCTTCTGCACTATTTACTCTTGTTGTTGTAATCCCTGATACAATTATTGCAGAAGTTTGAACACCTGCAGTTCCAAAACTATATCTCGCTGTATTCATACTATTTACATTAGTCCAAGCTGAACCATTGTATTCTTCTGTATTTGCAACGTGAGTTGTTGTATACCCTCCACAAGCTAAACCTGCTGTTTGTGTGCCTGCTCCACCTCCAACATAACGTGCTGTATTTAAATCTGTTTCACTACCCCAAGATGATCCATCATATTCATAAGACTCAGCAATGTGTGTAGAGGGATTAGATAAACCACCAAAAGATAAAGCTGCAGTTGATGTTCCACAACCCATATTTTCTGCAACAGCTGCTGGTAAATTAGGAGCACTGGTAGATCCAGATCCATTATATTCTTCTGTCTTATTTGAAAAACTTGGTTCTTGACCACCAAAAAATATAGTAGAACTTTGAGGCCCTTGATCTGAAATTCCTCCAGCAGTTCCAAAACGTTTAGTAATTACAGGGCCACTAGTGGACCATGCTTTAATTCCAACTAAAGCTCTGTTAACGCCTGTGGTTGAGTTATACCAAACCTGTCCTTCATACGACGATTCTAACGTCGGATCAGAAGATAAATATTTTATTCTTGTGCCCGTTATATCCTGGTAGTCTGACATTAAAAATCCTTACGGAAGAGTTATGTCACCTGGTCTAGTATTTCCTGGTGCAGCTTTTTCTTCATCAGATAAAGCATCCCAAGCAGCTTGTGCCGCTTGCACTTCAGCGTTAATTAAAGCTTGTGCTTCTTCCTTTGTTTTTTCAACACCGTTCTTTTCAGCTAACCACATAGCGCCATCGACGTTGTTTCCAACCATCCATACGTTTGCAGGATAACCTCTAATAAAGAATTTTTGTCTGTCGTTAGCAGTTATAAATCCTTTGCCAGTGTTTTCAGCTACTCCATATATAAAGTGTGTAGACATAGTTTCTTCCTCCTTTTATGTTGTTATATAGTTTATCATTATTAAAATCAACTAGCTAGTGCTAACTGTTACTATGTTTAATGCAGATGATTCTCCAGTAAATTCTTCTGTTCTACCTGTATTATTACCAGCGCTATCAAAACCTCCTGCAGCATATGCAGAAGAAGTTGTGCCACCAGTTCCTCTAAATCCTGCTGTTGGGTTTGCCATTGAAGCTGTCGAAGCCCAAGAAGTTCCATTATATATTTCACATATATTCGTACTAGGTGGTGGGTTATTAAAATCTGGATCTCCTGCTATAGCCATTGCAGCTGTTTGAGTTCCTGCCGCTCCAAGAGTTCCTCTACCCTCACTCATAGCGTTACTAGTTGTCCAAGAAGTTCCATCATAATGTTCAGTGTTACCCACGACTGTATAAGGTCCTGGAGATGTTGTGCTACCACCAAAACCAACTGCTGCTGTTTGAGTTCCGCAACCAGCCATTAAAGTTCTTCCAGCATTTAAATTATTTTGTTCAGACCATGAGGATCCATTATATTCTTCAGTTTCATTTTTAACAGTGGCACCAGGCCCTGCTCCACCAAAAGCTAAACTAGCTGTTGTAGTTCCTGCCCCTGCCACATTATTTCTACCAGTTCCTAAATCTGGTCCTTCTGACCAAGAACTTCCATCGTATGTTTCATAAACAGTTGACGGTGAATCACCAGCAGAAGCATTTCCACCAGCAGTTCCTGCAGCTGTTTGTGGTCCAAAAGATGCGCCTGATCTTCTACCAGTTCCCATAGTTGCAGTGTCTGACCAAGAAGAGCCATTGTATTCATAAGTTTCAGTATTAATTGGTTCACCACCAAAAGCAAGTCCAGCTGTTTGTGTTCCAACTGATCCTATACCACCATCTCTTTTACTATCGGGTATAGCTCCACCAGTTGCCCACGCTGCACCTGTAATTATGTTTACTGAACTGTTGTATTCTTCTGTATCAGCTATAGTTCCTGGGTTTTTATCTCCGCCTCCTGCGAAAGCAGATGTCCCAGTAAAACCTCCGTTACCTATACCATAACGACCGTTTGCCATTGTGGCTGGTGATGTAGTAAAAGATGTTCCGTTGTAAAGTTCTGTTGAAGTAACTTGTCCACTTCCAGGAGAAAGAAACCCACCAAAAGTTATAGCTGCTGTTTGAATTCCTGTATCGGAACCACCATCATGGTCTGATGAAGTGCTTGGACCTGCTGTCCAACTAGATCCATCATATTCAAAAGACGTTCTATTATCTCCAGCTGCTAAGAAACCTGCTGTTAATGTGCCTGTCCCACCTCCTTCAGTTCTATCTTGTCCTGCTGGAAGAGTTCCACCTGATGTCCAATTAGTTCCATCATAATGTAAAGTTGTGTTTAAATTTGGAACACCACCTGCGATTGCTCCCGCAGTTTGAGTTCCAAAACCAGCTGCACCTCTTCTAGCTGCAGGAATGTTATTTACCTCTGACCAAGAGCTTCCATCGTATTCTTCTACATTTGCAATGTCAGCGGTATTATCGTATCCTCCAGCTGCTAATCCAGCTGTTTGAAGTCCAAAACCTGATAACGCATAACGACCAGTTCCTAAATTACCACCGTTTGCCCAACCTGTTCCATCGTATTCTTCTGTATAATTATATGGTGATAGACTTCCTCCAAAAATAAGACCTGCAGTAACTGGAGTATTTCCACTACCCATATTAAATCTTGCTGTGCTTAAAGATCCAGCGCTTGACCATGCTTGTGTATTAACAATATCTTTAAAATTACCTGTTGTAGAGTTAAACCAAATTTGACCCTCACCCTCGGCATTATCAAGATTGGTTGTTACTACTTTAACTCCTTTTCCTATTATTGCTTTATAATCTGTCATAATTTTAACTCGTTGTTAGTGTTTTAACATTTAGTGATGTTGTTTCTTCTGTAAATTCTTCTGTGTTAGTCATTTGCCTGTTAGGGGGTGACGATCCTCCGAAAGCCAACGAAGTAGGAACTGCAGATGTTTTACTAGCTCCTAGACCTTGTCTGTTAGTTGCTAGACTAGAATTAGTAACAAAAGTAGTTCCATCATAAAGAAATGAATTTACACCCATACTAGTAGGACCTCCATATGTAATAGATGATGTTAGTGTTCCATTCATTCCTTGTCCTTCTATTACAATAGGTGCATCACCACCAGCGGTCCAAGAGGATCCATTATATTCAACAGAAGAAGATAGAGATGCAGTTCCTGCTGCATTTCCTCCTCCTAAAACTATTCCTGCTGTTTCTATTCCAGCTCCTCCAGCATTATACCTAACGGTAGGCATAGATGTTACGCTAGTCCAAGAAGATCCATTATATTCTTCCACTGCATCTTGTCTAGAACTAGGTCCATAACCTCCACAAAAAACTGCTGAACTATTTGATGCCCCAAAAGAAGCACCTGATGAACGACCTGTATTTAATGTTGCTGGACTAGTTGTCCAACTTGTTCCGTTATAATTTTCAGTAGCAGTAGAGTTTGGAGCACCACCGAAAGCCACTGCAGCTGTTTGAGTTCCTGTAGCACTAGCCTCACCTCTTGCTGTGTTTAAATCATTTTGCTCTGACCATGTTGAACCATCGTATTCTTCGCACACACCACTTTGTGAAAAAGGTGAACTGGCTCCTGTTCTTCCACCGATGGCTAATCCTGCTGTTTTAGTTCCACATCCTCCAACATCTTGACGACCAGTGTTTAAACCACCACCAGAAGACCATGCTGCAGCTGTGGTCACTGTTCCTGATTGATTGAATTCTTCTGTTAAAGAACTATTTGCAGGTCCAGGTTGTCTTCCTCCACTGGCCACAGCTGCTACACTAGTTCCAGAGGGACTTCCACCTAAACCGTCTCTTGCTGTGCTCATGGTTGGTAAAGCTGTCCAACTTGATCCATCAAATTTTAAGTTAGTGCTTTCTATATTAGATCCATCATTACCACCAAAAGCTAATCCAGATGTTTGTGTTCCAGAAGTTGCTAAATTAATTCTTGCCTCTGGTAAAGAAGTGGTGGTTGTCCAATTAGTTCCATCGTAAGTTTGTACTCCAGATGTTGCACCACTTGAATTTCCTCCAACTAAAAGTGCAGCTGTTTGTATTCCTAAACTATTATTATTTACAGCTCTAGCAGCAAAATTTAAATTATTTCCAGCAGTCCAAGCCGAGCCATTATATTCTTCTGATGAATTGGTTTCAGCAGATCCGTTTGGAGTTCCTCCACAACATAAACCTGCAGTTTCTGTTCCAGCCCCCGACGTTTGATCTCTTGTGGTATTTAAATTTCCAGTAGTGGTCCATGAAGAACCATCATATTCTTGTGTGGAATTAGTTGCTGTTGAGTTTGGTGACACTCCTCCACCTGCATATACTCCTGCAGTTTGTGTGCCAAAACCTCCTCCACTTTGTCTAGCAGCAGGTAATGCACCTCCTGTTGACCAACCTGATCCGTTATATTCTTCGACCAATGTGCTTTCAGCGGTAACATAACCACCAACAACTAAATTTGCTGATTGTGTTCCAATACCACCCACAGCTTGCCTAGCTGTATTTAAATTTGCACTACTAGACCATGCTTGAAGTTGAGGTATTCCTTTTAATTTTTTTTCTGTGGTATTGTACCAAACTTGACCCTCTAAAGCATCTGATGGATTTGAACTGACCTTTTTTATTTTTTGGCCTACGAGAGATCTATAGTTAGTCATCTAGTCTCCTTAATTATTCTTTAACAGCCAGCCCTGTGTTCCGTCTACGTATACTAATGTGTTTGCTGCTCTTTCTGTTGCAACCGTTAGGTTGTTAGTTGAACCCACGATTTTTTCTGAACCGTTTGAATCTACGGTTAAATTATTTGTATCAAAAGTTCCTGCGTAATCAATAAAAGCTACTTCATCACCGATACTACCTGCAGGTAAATTCATAGTAATTGCACCAGATGATGTATCAATAAAATAACCCTCACCAGCTACTGCTGTAAAAGTAGAAGTTTTTACTGATTGCCAAGATGTTCCTGCTGCCGCAAATGATAATTGTCCAACACCTGTTGCACCTGATCCTGATACTGAGTCTACTTTTAAAAATGTTCCTGCTGTTACATTTCCTGTTGGAAATTTTAATGTGTACGATTGCCCACTACTATGTGGAGGACTTTGTAGGATAATCCCATGACTATTGGATTCACAATTGAGCTGAATTGCGCCTGGATTTGTAGCTCCTAAAATTTCTATATTACCAGTTCCTTTTGGTCCAATTTTTAAATCTATATTAGAATCACCACCAGTTGCTTGAATAGATGGTGCATTACCTGTTGCAGCGTTTGTTATATCTAATTGGTTTACTGCAGATGATGTTGTTTGAAATATTATTTGTTCATTTCCATTTTCATCTGTAATTCCATGTGCATCATCAAAAGATATATTAAATGAATTAGTATCTAAATCTCCACCTAATTGTGGTGACGTATCATCTACAACATCTCCACCAGTTTGAACTTCTATAATATCTGGATTTGTGCCATCGTTTGCTGTAGCAAAAACAATTGCTGTTTTTTTATTTGTAGCTGAAAAAGTAAATGTAGATCCTGAACCCGATGCATATTTAAACTGTACAGTATAAGCACCTGAAGTTGAGTTTCTTAAAATATAAAAATTTTGTACATCTAAAGGTATTGTTACAATTTGATTTCCTGTAATGGTTCCTGTAAAATCAATCATTCTATGAGCCATTACAGCTCCAGTAGAACCATCAGAAACCGAAAGTGCTGTTGTTTGTGCACCACCTGCAATTGATTGTGCAGTAAAACCACCAGCTATTTGTTCTATAATTTGTAAATTTGTATTAGTTTTTGTTCCCCATGTACCAGCATTCTCACCAGTAGCTTGTAATTCTATACCAAGGGGCGTGTATGTACTTGCCATTAATTTCTCCTATGCAGCGTCACTATAACTTGTATTTGATCCAGTTGCAACATCCGAAAATGATCCATTCGAGCCTGTTGAAACATTAGTATAGGACGTATTTGAGCCAGTGTCAACATCTCCATATGCAAAGATATTTACTGTTCCAATGTTAAACGTAGCAGATTGACCAGTTAATCCTACCTGCATATCTACTGGTGATATAGTTCCTACACTAGCGCTAAATGATTGTCCTGTTAGACCCATCGCTACGTCTGCTACTGTTAAAGATCCAACACTTGCTGTTGCTGATTGACCTGTTGGTTGAGCAAGAGCTCCACCTAATCCCACAAGAGCTCCTAAACTAAACGATGCAGACACACCTGTTAACTGTGCTGTAGCATTTGGTATTGTTACAGTTCCTAAACTAGATGTTATTGATTGACCTGTTAACGTAGCTTCTTGTGATGATATACCTTGTGCTGTTCCTTGAGCTGAAGTTATGGATAAACCAGATGGTAAAACAGTTTCATTAGGTGCTTTTGCTGTTCCTTGTGACAAGGTCATTGACTGACCAGTTAGACCAAGAGTCATATCATTTGGTGTAATTACACCAACAGAAGTTGTTATGGCACTTGATGATAAACCTTGATGAACATCATCTACAGTTAATGATCCAATAGAAAACGATGCAGATACACCTGATACAACTACAGGATTGAAAGCTGTACCTTGTGATACTGTAATAGATTGTCCTGTTGGTGTAATTATAACATCTGGTATATCAACAGAACCAATACTAGATGTTATGGAAAGACCAGATGGTTGAGCAACAGCATCTTTTAATTCACCCCACTCATCTTCACCCCAGGATTTTGCACCCCAACCTGTTTTTAAAGTTGTATCAGCATTCCAATAAGCTTGGCCCCAGGAAAACCTGCCCCATCCTGAACTTACCGACATGGTCGGCCTCCTATGCTAATCTGATTATTGCGTTACTTGCGTCTGCTGCAGGAAACTCTATTTTAAAAGTTCCATTACTTGCTGTCTTGTCACCACCAAAAGCTATA